CCTAAACGCCAACATCGGATCAGCAGGCCGAAGCACCTGCCAAATCACGATCAACAACAACGGCGGACAATTCACCCCAAACGGTTCCGGCACCTATGCGTCAGTCAACTGGTTTAAGCAAGCCGTCGTGATCTCATGTACCGGCGCAGGGCTCACCGAGTCCGTGTTTGTCGGTCTTATTCAAGACTTCGAGATCGTCCAAGTATCACCCAAACAGTCCGTGGTCAGCATCCGAGGCCTTGACTTCCTCTCGATCGCTGGTCGGTCGTCCAACCAACTAACCGAGACAGGCGGCGGCTTCAATCTAAGACTTAACGAATTCATTGACTCGTTCTTTAATCCGTCGTACTTCTACGCGCAGACATCCGCGACCCCCACGATGGGATCGACCACCTCGCTCAATTCGCGGACAACGAGCACGATGGTCACCAATACCGTGACCTCCTTACTAACCTTCGGACTCACACAGGGCACCCTCGGAGATTGGCTGAACAATCAAGGGCTACCGACCGCTCCCGGCACCGCCTACGCAACCGACTACACGATCACCTCCGACCGCTGGTTCTGGAAGTACGACACAATTGACTCAACCCTCAACAGAACCACCCGGGCCTACACGACCACCATGGTCGACGGCTCGTCAGCCCTCACCACCGGGCAAGTCCCGTTTGACCAGATCAACGTGGGATTCCAACAGGACGAATTAACGAACCAGTGTTACGCCAACCCGTCGTATGTATTCAGCGCAATAGCACCAGTGACCTCAACTAACACCACGTCACAAAACCAATACGGCGTACGCGCCAGATCGTACGCAACCTGTATTCCGTCGTTCAATTACAACGCCACCATTTACTTGAACCAGTTTATGAATACGGTCGCCAACTTCTGGGCCAACCGGTACGGCACCGTCCGCTACATCCCCGACCGCATCACAACCAGTTACAAACTGCTTCGAGCACGAGCAGTCGACGACGGCGCAGCACTCCAAGCCTTCATCCGTCTACTGTCGTCCGGCAGTGCCGTCTGGAACCGGCAGGCGATCACCTACAAGGGTGCCGGGATGACTTCATCGGCGACGTTCCAAACGGTCAACACAGGCCGTCGAATCTACGCCACCCCATCCGACACTCGAATAGAATTGACGTTGGTGGCAGGTGCCGACAATCAGTCATTCGAGTTAGATTCATCCACCTACGGCGTATTAGACACCAACAGATTGGCGTAACCATGACTTACCCCTCATTCACTAGCGGCGACATTCTGACGGCGGCGGACATGAATGCTGTCGGCTTGTGGCTGGTCAAGACGCAGACGGTCGGTTCCGCTGTCGCCTCAGTTGCGGTCACCGGAGCCTTCTCGAGCACATACGACAACTATCTAGTGACGTTGGAAGGCGGCACAATCTCGGCTAACGCCTCAATCGGAATTCAACTTGGAGCGTCGACCGCTGGCTATACCGGATTCCTGACTTATGGCAACGCAACGACAAACCTTGTACAAGGGGCAGGTCGTAGTAATGCGGCGATTATGAATTGGGTCGGCGGCGGCGTCGCAGGTCAACGCGCCCACGTTCATGTTCAAGTATTCGGCCCCAATAAGGCCGCTTACACGAAGTTCCTGAACGGCGCTTATCAGTCTGGTACCAGCGACGGTTACGGCACTCTTCAGGGCGAACATCGGGTCGCTACCGCCTACACCGACTTCACCCTCACGCCCGATACCGGCACCCTGACCGGCGGCACAATTCGCGTCTACGGCTACAAGAACGGACTCTCATGACCCCCGAGGAATACAAGACCCTGTACCCCCAAGACTCGGTGTACATCCAAGTCGACGACACCGAACGACTGATGACCGACGAAGAATACGAAGCATTCGTCGCGCAAGGTGTCTACAACAGCAACCATCCGCTCCCATGAGATCCGCCGCCATCCTCGTCGCCCTGCTCGGGGCCGTCGCGATCTGGGTCGTTGCCGGATGCTCCGACCGTGTACGCCACAACTGCGACACCGCCCCCACCGCCCAACGATGCGAGGTCACCCCATGAAGAAGTACACCAACAGCGAGATCAAAGCCCGGTTGATCTTCGTAATCGGTTGCGCCCTGTCGGTCACCTTCATGCTTGCCGTCTGCTCCCTCCTGTACGGCCTGCTCTTTGTCGTCCAACCCCTTGAGGTGTCCCCCAACGACGAGTCCGCATGGGCGACACTCAATCCGCTGGTGCTGTTCATGACCGGCGCACTCTCCGGAGTACTGGCCTCGAACGGCCTCAAGGACAAAGAACAGAAGGATGACCAATGATCTCCACCCGAACCACGGTCACAACAGCCCCAGTAAAAATCGTCACTAAGGCAATCAACCGGCCTCGAACGATCGTGATCCGCCCGGACGGCAACGATGTCTACATCGGCGGCTCCGACGTGACCATCAGCAACGGCCTCAAGATCGACAACAACACGAACTTCACCGTGGAAGTCCCTCAAGGCGAGGAGCTGTGGGCTGTCGTTCCGACCGGCACCCACGCCGTCATCATTCTCACCCACTACGCCGCCACCTCATGACCGAAGCAACCAAGTTCCGTTCATGGCAGAAGGCCGGGGAACCAAGCCCAGCTCACGCCGCCGCCTCCCCCAACCTCACAAAGATCGCCGCCTTCGCTAAAGACCGCTGGGGCCTCAAGAACCTCGGCATCTACAACCGGCGACCGATCCGAGGAGGAACCTCATGGTCATCCCACGCCTTCGGCGCAGCTGTTGACCTCGGCTACACCGACCAGACCGTCCTCGAGGCTGAGATCCTTCCGTGGCTGATCGCCCACTCCGAGGAACTAGGCATCCAAAGGATCCACCACTATCGGCTGAAGCAGTATTGGGAAGCCGGTCGCGGCTGGGTGAAGCGGTCCCCCGGACAAGGCGACGCATGGATCCACCTCGAGGTCCACCCCGACCGTTGGAACGACATCACCCCGATCGCTGAGAGGCTCCTAGGATCCCCTCAGACCGCTCCAAGCGTCCCTTCCGCAAGTTCGGACGCCCCACCGACCAACACGTCCGCGACTTCCAAAAAGCCCGAGGCCTGATCGTGGACGGCGTAGTCGGCCCCGTCACATGGAAGGCCCTGTATCCCTAACATCGACTCTCCAAGTCGGTAGACCGTAGGGAACCCTTCCGCCAGCCCTGCTGGACCGACCTCAAGGAGAACCACATGAAGCTCAGAACCACCGACCTGATCGTTCTCGCATTCATGGGCATGATGTCCGTGATCGCCGGGAACGAGATCCTCCACCGAATCCTCGAGACCGACCCGGCACCCCAGCCAGCCGTCGTCACCGAGCCGACATTCCGCACCATCCCCCTCGCCCCCGTCCCCTCAACTTCGGCAACCACCACCACAACCACCTCAGAGGCCCCTAAAACGGCCCACGACGCGCTCCAAGCCGATCTGAGCACCCTGATAGCCCTCGACACACCCTGCCAAGAATGGGCACCGCTCGCCCTTGAGGTCGGCTGGCCCCAAGAAGAGCTGGTAAACGTCCTTGAGGAGATGTGGCAGGAATCCCGGTGCCTCAACATCATTCCCGGACACAAGAACTTCAACGGACATGACCACGGGCCGCTCCAGATCAACCAAGTATGGTCCGACGAGACCGCCAACCTGTTCGGGTCGTGGGACCGCATCAACGAGCCAGCCGTAAACCTTGCGATGGCCCTCGAGATCTGGCGATGGCACGACCATCACCATGGCTGTGGCTGGGAGCCGTGGAGCCGGACGTGCTGAACATCAACCAGCCCAGCTGGATGGAACAAGCCGACTGCCAGAACCTGCCCACCATCATCTTCTTCCCCCAGCCCGGTCGGCAAGGTGCCGCCGACGCGAAGCGCGCCATCAAGATCTGCCACGCCTGCCCGGTCCGCGAAGCCTGCCTCGCGTACGCCATGTCGTTCCCCGATCGGAGCCTCCCCGGCATCTGGGGTGGCACTACCGAACGGGAACGATCGCGGCTCCACCACTCCGCGACACCCATCCGCTACCGTGTCGGATAAATCCACGAGAGGATAATCCGATGACCGACAGCATCGAAGAAGCCATACGGCAAGCCACCTTGGCCCTAGAGGAAGCCACCTCGAGGATCCTGACGATGGCGCACGAGATCGCACGACTCCGAGACGACCGCGCCGAGCTGCGCCGCGCCCTCTACGAGTGCTCCTACTGCCTCAACTCGCTGGATGTCGCACCGTCCGCCATGACCAAAAGCACCATGGACACGCTCGTCCGCATGAACCTCGGCGGCTTCAATGATTGACCGCACACGCCTTGAGAAGCCGACCGCCGGAGTGTGCTGTTGCTGTGGCGCACCTCTCGCCGGTGACGACATCTTCCACTGGTCTCCCGGCTCATGGTCCGTGTGGTGCTTCCCCTGCTACAAAGCCGAGCACTTCCACAAGCTTGTGGAGGTCCAACAGCGAGCCGAGGAGCGTCGCCGTGGGCTTTGACCTGTCGTCTTACGCGACCGTCGAGGAGCGTCTGGCCCTGTTCTGGGCCGCCAACCCGGAGGGCCGAGTGTGGACCGAATTGGTGCGCATGGACGACCACGCCTGCCTATTCCGCGCCGAGGTCTACCGGCACCGCGACGATCCGCTACCGGTCGCCACCGGGTACGCCTACGAGGAGAAGACTGAGCGCGGCGTAAACGCCACCAGCCACGTCGAATGCTGCGAGACATCCGCCCTCGGACGTGCGCTAGCGAACTGGACGTTCCAAGCGTCCAAGCGCGCTTCCCGTGAGGAGATGGAGAAGGTCGTCCGCATGGGTGGCGCACCAGCCCCGACCGGCGACGGCCCCAGCGACGCACAGATCAACCTGCTTCGCGCGTTACGGTACGACGGCGACCCTCGAGCCCTGTCCAAGCGTGACGCATCAGCTGAGATTGACCGCCTGAAGAAGATTGACCTCCTGAAGAAGGCACAGACCGAGGAGCCGTCCTGATGCTCGTCGAGTTGTCGCCAGCCCACATGCTCGTTTGCCGTGAGGAGGCGGTCCGACGCGCCGAGTATTACGTCCAAGGCCGACGCAAGAACATGAAGGACGGCCTTGAACGGAAGCAGGTCATCTCCTACAACGTGGACGGCTGTATGGGAGAACTCGCCGTGGCGATCGCCACCGGCCTCGAATGGACCGGCCTCCACGGCCCCGATCGGCATGATGTCGGCGACCGGATCGAGGTGCGCTCCACCCGGTATCAAGGCGGCAAACTGATCGTCAAGGAACTGGAAGCCGACCGATGCTCACCAGCCACCCCCTACGTTCTGGCGATCATCCAAGGCTCCTCCGTGCGTGTCGCCGGCTGGCGTGATCTGGATTACGTCGTCGAGTACGGCGCGGCCTACGAGCAGAAGGGCTTAGTCTTCTTGGCTGTTCCCCAAACCGACCTCCTGCCGATCAGTAGCCTGCGATGAGAGGCCCCGAGTCCGAATTCCAGTCGGCAGTCATTGAGGCGGCGCATTGGCATGGCTGGATTGTCCACCACACACGCAACGTCCAGATCCGTCCGGGCGTATGGGCCACCCCTCTCCAAGGGGACCGAGGCTTCCCCGACCTCGTTCTCGCCCGACCCTCCACCGGCGACCTACTGTTCGCCGAACTGAAGTCGGCTCGAGGCAGTCTGAGACCCGACCAAGAGAACTGGCTTCGGACCCTGTCCGCTACCGGAGCCGAGGCCTACTGCTGGAGGCCTAAAGACATGGCGGACATCTTGACCCGACTATCAAGGAGCACACAATGAACCATCCGTGGCAACAGCCCATCCGACCCCTCGAGGTCAACCCGAACCAGACACCCGGCCTGTGGGTGCTGGTCCTGTTCATCAGGCCGCGCACCGGCAACGGCTGGGAGGTCATCAGCGCAGGCGGACACACCTACGATGAGGACGACGCGATGCTCCGTGAGGTTGTGCGATGATCCGCCGTACACCGCGCCCGGAGACGAACTGGACGGTCATCCGTAACGAGGTGATTGGGGACGACCGGCTGTCGTTCAAGGCGACCGGGGTGCTCGTCTACATCCTGTCCAAGCCTGACCATTGGCAAACCTCCACCGCCCACCTTGCCACCGTCAAGAAGGAAGGCCTCGACGCGATCCGGACCGCTATGACTGAGCTGGAGCGCGCAGGGTATGTGAAGCGGCGCAGGTATCAGGACACGCTCGGACGCTGGAAGTACGACATCGACGTATTCGACAGCCCTGTGTGTAACCCTGTGGACAATGTGGACAAACTGAAGCCACCTCACAGGGATAAACCTCACGGGGATAATGCCGACGTATTAGTAAAGACTGAACAAGTAAAGACTATGAGAGAACTGGCATCTAGTGAGATACCCATGCCACGACTCTGTGGACAATGCCACGGCATCGGCAAGACAGTCGACACCAACGACGTCATCCACCAATGCGCCGCCTGCGCCGGAGCCGGGATCGGCTGATGGAAGATCAACCGCTCCAAGGCTCGCTATTCGGTGCGCCACAAGTAGCGATCTCCTCCGACGACTACTACACGCCTAAATGGGTGTTCGACGCACTTGGTTTACACTTCGACCTTGACGTTGCCTGCCCTCCAGACGGGCCGCCGTTCACGCCTTGCTCCAAGTACTTCACACCAACCGAGGATGGCTTGGCTCAACCGTGGGACGGTTTGGTTTGGTGTAATCCGCCATACTCGAA